ATATTAATTTATAGTGGAGGTACGCAATGATTTGGATTATACTAGCATTACTAGGTGTGCTATGACATACATAATAGTTCAGATAGAAAATCCTCTGGACTTAGAGAGTATGTCTGTGCTACCAGATGAGAATGATCTAAAGATTAAACAATTTAGTAATCAAGAAGATGCTGTTAGATTTCTAGCTAAACATGACATGCTCGAAGAACTTGAGTATGACGCAAAGATTGTGAGGTTACATTGAAAACATTATTTGCTGGCCTGATTGGGCCGATTATATTACTACTAATAATATTTTATAGTTTACCTAGTAAATCCAATGACTTAGACTGCTTAGTTGAAGCAGTATACTATGAGGCTAGGTCAGAAGGAATAATACCAAAGATAGCAGTAGCTAATGTAATACTACAACGAGTTAAGAGTAAGCGATATCCTTCCACGATATGCGAGGTTGTCCATCAAGGTAAGCATAGTAATGGTAGGATCATACGTAACAAATGTCAGTTCAGTTACTACTGCGATGGTAAGAAAGAAAGAGTAAAAGATTATACATCCTTACTAGAAGTATTAGATGTAGCATCTTTAGTACTAGAGGGTGTGCTTCTTGAGAGAACTCAAGGAGCTACCCACTACCATGCTTACTATGTTAAACCAAGATGGTCTATCAACAAAAGGTTTAAGAACTTAGGTAGGGTAGGCGCACATATCTTTTATCTTGACAAAGGAAATTAATAGGAGTACACTATGTATAATAAAGAATTAGATAAGATAGTACGTAATAAAACAGAGCTACTTCATAAGCATATCGAAGTAATTAAGAAACAATTAGAAGAAAGAGAAACTACTATTATTAAACTAAGAGAAGAGTTAGGTAGATCTGGAATAACTAAATGGGTAGAGGGACATGACTAAAAATTTATGGGAAGAAGAAAGAAAGTATCTTTACTACTCTAAGATTAAAGAGTATGAAGAAGAAGGCTATGATAATCATGAGGCTAAGTCTCTAGCTAAGAAAGAAGTAGACGAAGCCATGATAGATAAGGAAGATTTTGTAGCTGAACTATGGGATAGCTCTTATGAAGAAAATTAAATGGGAGTTAGTCCTTGAAAAAGAAATAGGAAGTGTTGGTGTTGCAACTTTTCCTACTAAAGAAAAGGCAGAAGAAGAACGAGACAGTAGGAATAGATTATGTATTGCTATGTGTTGTTCTCCTGATGTAAAGTATATCATAAGAAAGGTATAGCCATGTCTAATGCTAAGATGGGTGAGTGTCCTAAGTGTGGGTCTAGCGATGCTAATGCTACGTATCCTGATGATGGTCACTCGTATTGTTACAGTTGTCATGTTTACTCTAAAGGAGATGAAGGAATGGAGCAACAATCTAAAGTAGTACCAATAAATAATCCTGCCACATCTGCACTGAAAACTGTAGGGCAGGTAGCCGACATACCTGAACGTAAGATTAAGAAGGATACCTGTAAGAAGTATAACACACAGATCATAAGGTCTGGTAATACAACTACGCATCACATCTATCAGTACTTTGATAGAGAAGGCAAGCACATAGCTAACAAGGTACGTGAGGTACAAGGTAAAAAGTTTTGGTCTGAAGGTAACCTTGCAAGCTCTGGATTATTTGGAGAGAATATCTTTGCAGCTAAAGGTAAGTACGTTACTATATGTGAAGGTGAGATAGATGCTATGTCTGCCTATGAGATGCTTGGTTCTAAGTGGGCTGTTGTATCCATCAAGAATGGTGCGGCATCTGCACTAGAGAATTGTCGTAGGTCTTTTGAGTATCTTAATAAGTTTGAGCATGTAGTGATTTGTTTTGATAACGATAAGCCGGGACAAGAAGCCGCTGTCAAGGTGGCTGAGTTGTTTGATCCTAACAAAGCTAAGATAGTTACACTTGATCTTAAGGATGCTAATGAATACCTTAAGACTAATCAAGGTAAGAAGTTCTACGATGATTGGTGGAATGCTAAAGAGTTTACACCAGCAGGTATTGTAAACCTATCAGAGTTAGGTGATACCTTATACGATGAAAAGTATTGTGAGACAGTACCGTATCCTTGGGAAGGTCTTAATGATAAGACATATGGTATGCGTACTGGTGAGCTAGTAACCTTTACTAGTGGTGCTGGTATGGGTAAGTCTAGTATCATACGTGAACTGATGCATCACATCATGAAAGCAAGCAAGGATAACATCGGTGTGCTTGCAATGGAAGAAAGCATTAGGAATACTGCATTCAATCTGATGAGTGTAGAAGCTAACCAAAGATTATACATCAAGGAGATTAGAGATAAGTTTACCCGTGAGCAACTTACTACATGGCAAGATGCTACCGTAGGTACGGGCAGGTTCTTTGCCTTCGATCACTTCGGATCTATCTCCAACGATGAGATACTAGGAAGAGTTAGGTTCATGGCTAGTGGATTAGGATGTAAGTGGATCATACTTGATCACCTATCTATCTTAGTATCAGGTCAGGAAGATAACGGCGATGAACGCAAGTCAATTGATATTCTAATGACCAAGCTACGCTCTCTTGTAGAGGCTACAGGCATAGGCTTATTACTTGTCAGCCACCTACGTAGGCCATCAGGCGATAGAGGTCATGAGGATGGACGAGAGGTGTCCCTATCCCACCTTAGAGGGTCAGCATCTATTGCTCACCTATCTGATAGCGTGATAGCATTGGAACGTAACCAACAAGCAGAGGATGAGACTGAAGCTAACACTACAGTACTACGTATCTTAAAGAATAGATACACTGGTGACACTGGGCCATGTTGTCACTTGCATTACGATAAAGAAACTGGTAGAATGACAGAAATCAATAACCCTTTTGAGGAGAATGGCGATGACTAAGAAACCTTTTAGTAGAAACATGTACGATCTAGCCGACAACTCAGCTAAGAAACAAATGATTAGTTGGATTGAAGAGAACCATCCTAACTGCTCTGTTGATTCAGATGAGAATTATTTCTTTGATATCTCTGTTACTCCTGATGATGGTGGATTACCTTTCTTCTATGAGGTAGAAGTTAAGTATGGTTGGAAAGCTGAGTGGCCTGATGATTGGGATGAGTTACGTATTCCACACAGAAAGCAAAGGTTGTTAGATAAGTGGAAGAAAGAGCATCCAGATTCGTTGCTTACCTTTGTAGTCTTTAATAAAGATTGTACTAAAGCATGGCATGTGGATGCTAATACAGTAGCAGAGAGTGAAGTTAAGGAAGCATCTAATAGGTATGTCAGGAAGGGTGAGCTATTCTTTCATATACCGATTGATCAAGCTTATGTAGTGGACATGACAAATGACAACAGCAATAGTTGATATCGAAACTGATAGCCTTGATGCTACTCTTATACACTGTATCGTAGCTTGTGACTATACTACTGGTAAAGAAAAAGTATGGATACAAGATGAGTGTAAAGAGTTTGCATCATGGTCTAAGAAGATTGACACATTCATAATGCATAATGGTGTAAGCTTTGATGCACCAGTTCTTAATCGCCTAGTAGGATCAGATATAAAACTATCTCAAGTAAGGGACACTCTGATAGAGTCTCAACTTTACAATCCTATTAGAGATAAAGGACACTCACTAGCATCATGGGGTGAACGACTGGGTTTTCCCAAGGGAGAGCATACTGAATTTAAGTACTACTCTCCTGAGATGTTAGAATATTGTAAGCAAGATGTACGTGTTACTAGGAAGGTGGCACAAGCATTAGAGATAGAGGCTAAGAAGTTTTCTTCTAAGTCTTATGTCTTGGAAAGAAAAGTAAGAGCTATAGTAGATCAGCAAGAGAAGAATGGTTTCTGTTTTAACTTACATGAAGCTATACCTTTTCTTGCTGGACTTGAAGATGAGTTACATATCCTAGAAGATAAGGCTCAAGAAATCTTTAAGCCTACTGAAGTTAAGTTAGTGACTAAGACTAAGTACATACCATTCAACATTGGTTCTCGTAAGCAGATAGCTGAGAGACTAATGAAACGTGGGTGGAAACCTACTCACCATACAGATAAAGGTAATGTAATAGTTAGTGAGGAGATATTATCTAAGATTAATATGCCAGAAGCTGAGATGTTTAGTCGATACTTTTTATTACAGAAACGTACTGGCTTACTCAAGGCTTGGATTAAAGCATGTGAAGACGATGATAGAGTTAGAGGTAGAGTAATGACCCTTCGTACCGTGACAGGCAGGATGGCTCACAACTCTCCCAACATGGCTCAAGTACCAGCATCTTACTCACCTTACGGTAAGGAGTGCAGGTCATTGTGGACTGTCTCTAATCTAGATACACATACCTTGATTGGTACTGATGCATCTGGGTTAGAGCTACGGTGTCTTGCTCACTACATGGATGACCCTGTATTTACTAATGAAGTTCTTAATGGTGATGTTCACACAGCTAATATGAAAGCTGCTGGTCTTACTGATCGTGATCAAGCTAAGACTTTTATCTATGCATTCTTATACGGTGCTGGCCCTGCTAAGATAGGTAAGGTAGTTGGTGGTAATGCTAAGAGAGGACAACAGTTAATAGCTACGTTCTTATCTAACATGCCGAAGCTTAAGAAGCTAAGAGATGACGTTGCTAAGTGGTCTAAGGATGGTACTATACCTGCTCTTGATGGTAGGCTACTACATATTAGATCAGAACATGCGGCAGTTAATACACTACTGCAAGGTGCAGGAGCTATCATATGTAAGCAGTGGCTTGTGCATATTATGGAACGTATACGTAAGTCAGGTGTCGATGCTAAGTTAGTTGCATCTATACATGATGAATACCAATTCG